AAGTAAGATTGTGACCATTGTGAATAAGTTGCCATTGAAAAAATAATAAAATAGCTAGCGGATGTTAGTTCTTTCTTCGGTTGCGATCCGAGAGGCACATCCATCTCCTCGTTGTTGTGTGTGGGACTTACACTCATTGATATCCCATCCCCTTTCGGGTTTAAGTATGGACTCTCACCATACCCAATGGATGCCCAAATTAGCGGGAGAAACATTGAGGGTAAGTAATTTTAATTCATCGTCATGTCTCTGCTTCTTGTTTGAGAGAACGGGGCACTGATCTGGGTTTCACCCATGCTGCCCAAATTTACCCTATGGGAATCGCTTACACCTGAACCCCCAAACTTAATCGGGGCATAGGAACCGTATATCTCTCAAAACTGTCAGAGTAGATGAACCCTCAACTGTTTCTCACTACTGGAACACTTTATGCGTCCCCCCTTTGATTAACCTCCCTCAATTTCACATCCAATGCGACTACCAAGAACTGCACCCAATGGAATCGCCCACCAGCGTCCATCTCCTCTTGATATAGCAGCACCTAAACCGCCACCTACTAATCCACCAGCAATCTTACCATCAGTACAATCATTATTATCATACTCTATAGTAGTCTTGCGTGTGTATCCACCATTTCTTAATGAATCATCCGCAGATCTACATGGAACCTCAACTGTTTCATGGAAAGATTGAACATAACCAGGATTATCTGCATTTCCTGGTATATAATCTTCTCTATATTCTGTCTTAAAACAATTACGACTTGTAGAATATCCTTGTTGATATTCACTAGCAAAAGTAGAAACAGGTGTCAATGCTATCAACGAAGCAAGTAAAATTTTCATTTGTTTTTTAGATATAATCCTATTATACCAGAAAGATATTCATTCACGCAATACTTTGTGACAGTTCTCGCAGTGGAACCATCTTTGTAAATACTCCCTGCATATTATATGTTAACTGATAATTCTCTGTTGTCACATAATGTCCTACAATATCATTACCATCACAGTGCCAACCGTATGCTTTCACTCTTTCTTCCATACCATCTATTCTCATCTTTTTACTTCCGTCTAGGTAAGAATGGTATCGTTCGTCTAAATTAATCATAGTTTTTGGTGGTATTGTGTTGATATTATAACATATTATCTATGAGAATCGTGTTTTCTTAACTATATTTTTAGATTTGGAGTATATTCATAACCATATTTCTCAAGATACTCTTCAAATAACTCATCAGGCACTCTACCCTCCCAATAATCTTTCTCTGAATATTCCTCATTCATTGTTTTTACATTCCTTTTCTTCCTCTTTGATTTGTTTCCTCATCATCTTGGCATAATATACTTCCTTTTCACTATACCAATCAGGATGTTTCTTTGCTCTTTTTATTATAAGTTTTGCTGCTTTTTTGTCCTTCATTAACCATAATGCGTAGAAATGCTCATTTGGTATTTATAATACAAAACCCCTGTTTGTTGCAGGGGTTTTTTAAATGTTTAATTGATTTTGAACTATTCAGTTTTACTGTAAAACCTCCCTACAAATACGTTTACATACTGCTTGATCTTCATCACATTCTATTAGACACTCGTAGTATTCTGTGAGTAAGGTGTCTTGTTCATCCTCGTATGAACCTGCTAGTTGATTATATGATACTAGGTTGTGCATAATTGTCTCCATTTTAATAAGTTGAACACCATGACCAATAAAGGTTTTGGTTACATCTTGTTCCCCAATTCTATTATTATTTATATAATAAATGTCTGGATTTGCTAATATTTTAACAAAAATTTATGCCTAGTGCTTCTTTCTCATTGGTACTTGAATTGTCCATGAGGGTGTTACTAAATCAACTATCTTAAACTGTTGTCTATTCTTCTCATATGTTTTAGCAGGTTCATCACCAGCAGTCTCACCATAATGAGTTTCTTTCATACCCAAGTAATCCAGTACAGCATCATCAACCATACTGTAAAGAGTATCCCAAGTTAAAGTATCTCTTAATCCAGTTGCGATACGATCAATATCACCACCATCTAGATACTCACCCTTACATACCTTTTCTGAATAATCATCGTATTGAGAAATAAGTTTTGCTCTAATCTCTACCAACTCATTAAGATTGATAGTGATTTTTACATCATCATAAATTGCCATAATTAATACTCTCTCTTGTCTGCATAATAATCACCCAATGCTCCACTCATTAGAGTTTCGCTAATCTCACCGTGTGGTGTACTAATTGTTGGTTCTACATGATTGTTCTTTTTACCAAAAGCTAATGGTTCTGCATGAGGATTAGGCATCTCTCTTACCATTTCAATCACTTGATCTCTTATCTCCATTAATTCATGGTAACATTTTTGATTATGGGCACATCCTCTCAATCTGTCATCAGGTTTATGTAAAGACTCCAACATAAGAGTTTTCCCACGATCCCATTTTTCTTGTTTAGTTTCACTCATTTAATAACCTCCCAGTCATCATCTCCACCTTCAAACATTTCAAAATCATAACGATTAGAAATTGAAGAAAGAATTACTTTTCCATTCTTTCTATTTACCACTCTACAGGAATGTAATCTGTCCATACTATTGTTAAATAAATCTTGTGCATTACCAGATCTGGGTTTAACACAAAGAAATTCAGTTTTGATTGCAGTAGTCATTGTATAAAAAAGTGAGTTGGTTGTCAAACGTAGGCATCAAGTAGGGATTGAGTATATTCCCTAACAAGAATCTTCTCCATCTTAAGTGCTTCTACTTCCCAAGGTTGATCATGGTAAAGAGTTTCAGAGTGGTCTATGCCTTTCCAATACCTCTTATTATACTTGTCCTTGAGTTGACCTGTAACGTGCTGATAAACGTGCCACAACTCATGTAAAAGAGTTTCTGTATAGAGTGCTGGACTTATACGGTTGTGAATCTCTATCTCAAATTCACGAGGTCTGTGATCAGGTGGAACTACCCATGCCCAACCAAATACGGATTCACGAAGTAATCCTTTGTGGTCAACATTTATAGAAACCTTATGGTTGGGAAGATACTTATCCACGAACCAACTTACAATGCTATTACACCTTCTTTTACTATAATTGTATCCAGAATGAGTAAGATAAAGCATTAGAAGAACCTCAATTCAAGTGTGGTGATAGTTGCAAAGGCAACCCGAACACCCCAGTGCATTGCCCAAATGAATGAAGCAATAAAGAGTAATTTCTCCTTGCTTGTCATTTCTTTACTCATGTTTTATGTTTGTTATGAATATAGTATAACCCATCTACCACACCCAAGGTAATTTGGTGGTCTCTTTGTAGAGTGGCACAAAGGTACAAATGTTGCATTATACGAAAAAGTGATATATAATTGATACAGATAAATCTATCACATGACAGCAGCAATAGACTTTAGTGATTTGACAGGAGTTAAGCAACAACCAAAACCACAAGGGTTTCAAACTCCTCCACCTCAACAGAATAATGCACAAGGGTTTTATTCACCTGATAAAATACCTGAAGAGAAGAAGGTACAACCAGCATCAATGGGATACCCCACTCAAAAGACCCAGAGTGGTGATGAGTTGATGCAGTTATTTCCTACACCAGTATTGATTTGCCCTTACCCAGTTGATTATACAAAGGAATTAGAGTGGATTAATAATCAAGAGTGTAGAAAGGAGAATCAAGGTGGTGATGCAGGGCAGAAGGTACATTATAATAGACAATCAGAAGATACATTTGTGCTTGATAGACCAGAGTTATCAAACATCAGAGCATTTATTGAAGCGAAGTTACATGAGTTTGTAACCAAGATCTATGCCTCTACTGATAAGTTGGTCATCACACAGTCATGGTTGAATAAGAGTAAGAAAGGAGAATCACATCATGAGCATGTGCATCCAAATAGTATGATCAGTGGTGTATGGTATCCTCAAATCCACGAACAAATGCCACCTATTCAGTTTAGAAGTAGATCTCAAAGAGATGTATCATTACAGACAGAACAATATAATACCTTCT